CCCATTTCCATAGCTTTGTCTTTTACATCGTTCATAGGGCCTTGAAGTTTATTTACAGCATCATTTTGTAAACTTTGAAATTTAGATATGTCTTTTTGGCTCAAAAAACTGCAAATAAAATTACTTGAACAAAAAGTGCAAAAGAAAATTACCGAAGAAGTTCAAGAACCGACGGAACAAGAGCTTAAAAAATACTATGAAGATAATATCGCGAGATTTAAAGAAGACGCGGCAATTCAAGTAAGACAAATAGTTACTGAAAACCGTGTCGAGGCGGAACGACTTCGCAAATTGATTCGTAAGGGTAAAGACTTTGAGGATCTAGCGAAGAAGTTTTCAATTTCCCCCGACTCTGCTGAAGGTGGAAATACAGGTTGGATCACCAAGGGAACCAACGAAGTTTTTGACAAAGTTTTCGACGATAGAATCCGTTCAACCTCCTCAATTTTAGAAAGCCCATTTGGTCATCATATTATCCAGGTGACGAAGAGACGCTCAGCGCGTCAAATGAAATTCAGAGAGGTTAAAGACCAAATAATGAAAGAACTATTTGAGGATAGAAAGCAAGCAACTTATACTTCGTGGATTGATAAGCAAGTAAAGTCGCTTAAAGTTATGATTAACGAAGAGGCCCTTGCTGCAATTAAATTAGATATTAAAATTCAATAAGGGTTCTATCATGAAAAAGTTTCTGAGCATCGCACTACTTACCTGTAGCTTATTTGCCAACGCGGAAGTATACGATCGAATTCTAGCTGTTGTTAACGGTGAAATTTTAACTCTATCTGACATGAATCAGTTTAAGGCTAGATTAAAAAAACAAAAATTGGCTGACGATCTTTTCCAAGCAAACCCGGAAAGCTTATTAAAAAACAAAAAGCTTTTATTAGATCATTTGATCGATCAAAAAATCGTAGACTCAGAGGTTTCTCGTTTAAACTTAGGAATAGATTTGTTTGCGCGAGTACCTTTGACGAAGTAAACAAATTTCTTATGTTCTCTTAAAAGACTTGCTGGGTGCATATGCGCTGGTGAGGCTGTGTAAGGTGGATCTCCTACTGGAAGATCCCATTCGATAGTAGAATCATATGAGCCACGTATAACATCTTTCAATGGCCAGCTTTCATTTTGTTTAAGAACCTCTACCTTTTTGGCTTTAGTTCTTTGTTTCGCTGCTTTTTCAAGCACTTCAAATATGTCTAAATCCATTATACAAATTCCTCCACGGATTCAATCAGCTGCTTCATATTTTTATTTATAAGATAAGGAAACACCAGACCTTTATTATGCCAAGGATCTTGATTTTTATATTCTTCTAAGATCTTTTCTTTAAGTCGATCTGGAGTTTTAGTAAGATCAATTAGTGTTTCGTTGCGACAGTAATTACGATACCATGAAGCAGCGTATAGCAATTCACCTTCACCAAGATCTTTAAGTATCGTTTCTTTCTTCTTCTTAGAAAGAGGTGTTTGTCTGCGACCTTCTACAAATACGTCGTCATCTGATAGAACATTTGGCACACCATCACCCGCATCACCAGCAAGGATCTTAAGTTTAAGATTTTGGCGTGGATGGCTTTCTTCCACGTGCTTTTTTGTTAAAGGAGAAAACTGTGAAACGTTGTCATATCTTTGTAGTTGTTTAAAGTCATGATCAGCAGACACTATCATCACTTCTTCGTGCTGACCAAATTCCTGTGTATTTTCTACAAGAGTGCCAATAATATCATCTGCTTCACATTCATCAATTTTAATAACGTGATAAGGAAAGTTTTGTTTGATTTCGTCTTGTACAAGCTGAAGAATACGAAACGCTTCACCCCAATCAAAGTCAGACTCGTCACGAGTTTTACGACGATTTGCTTTGTATTGTGGAAAGTAATTACGACGCCAATTGTTACCACTATCGATTGCAAGTACAATCTCACCGTAATCTTTTTTGAATTTAGTACGGTACATGCGGATAGAGTTAAGCATCATATGACGTAACATCTGTTCGTCATTTACTTTATTAACAGCAACTGTGGCTATTGCGATACCAGAGAAATCAATTAGAATCATGATAAAATCTTTTTTTTATTGAAGGAATGGATGGTTAGATGGTAAATTTATAAGTTGATTATAAGAAAGTGTATAAAGTTGAGTGTTGTGGGTGATAAGATGTTCAAAATTTTTATTGGTATAAAAAAGATGATTAGTTAAAGATTGTAGTGAATTGAAGTTGATAGTGTGAGTTGATGGGGTGAAAGTGGTTAGTGTAAACATATATTTAGCTCCTCATAGTTACTATACTATTATATCATACTTTGAGGTAATTGTAAACATTTTTTTTCAATTTTTTAAATTTTTTTTAGCCATGGTGGCAGGTGTTTGGCATGTATCTTACAGCCAATAAACTCATTTAGCCACTCATCGGAAAGAAGGACGTCATTATCGAACTGAGCTTTTGCTTCAAAGTAGGACATTTCTCCTTTGGTTCTGCAGAGTCGTATGATTTCTCTTTTGTAATTATCTGGCCCTCGCTGTTCAACGAGTAGTTGAAGTTCCTTACTAGATCCATAATATCCTTGCCAGTCGCTTGGTTGTTTTGTGCGCACTCGCCTAGCTCGCTTTGAATTTTTTGGTAATACCTTCGGGCGCCAGAAGTTCTTTTTACCGATATATTTCTTGCCTGTATCCAGCTCTGTGATGATATAAACGAATCCTTGGTAATCATCTGGGGTCTTGTCATAAATGTTGTTTTCATAGTACCACGTCATATATTATATATCTTGCCAGTCTCCATCAGATATATCTTCAGCTTGAGCTCTTCTTCCGCAGACAGGACAAAATTCTGGTTTTGTGCCATTATCTAAAAGTACGATACTTAACGTATCGCACTCTTCACATTCTATTCTATACTCGTTTTCCACACGATTCCTTTATTTCTTTTTTTCTTTCATCGGTAGCTGTAAACCACTCTTTAATTTCTTCTTGTGTTCTACCGCAGCCAATGCATATTTTGTCTATCAACGTACAAATTTTTACGCAAGGACTAGAAATCAATTTCACAAGCACCACCTGCACAAGCTGCGGCTCCAAGTGTATCGACGTCTACGTATGTCTTTTCTGTAAGATCCGTCTTCCAATCTACTGGTTGAAGGTTTTGTTGTATTTTATTCCATTTATGAAGTAAATAAGAATCTTTCAAACAGTATTCCGTTTTCTTAAGATCACCTTCAAAATAGTTATGAGCAAAGTTTGAGAATCTTCTGACCCAGTCTTGCTTTGCTGAGTTTTCAGAAGATTCAAGTGTAAGATCCTCACCCATACCTTGCGCTGTAGAGCAAGCGATCCATAGGTTTGTAAATACTTTGAGTGCGTCGACAACCATACCTGAAGCGAATATAGCACCTTCACCGTACTTATCGACCATATCTTCGGCTGTAATTACGGCTGTGTTTGGTGCTTGATTGTAATCTTTATCGCCAGACGGCGCAAGGAAAGAGATACCTGAGAAAGAATATCGATTCTCAAACACGTACTTCTCTACATCATCCCAGTCGTCGACAATGATTGTGTTTGAAACGTTATGACGAATGCCTTCGTCTGCACATAACTCCTCATTTGTGCCTTCGACAACCCAATACTTCTGAGCCTTTTTGACGAGGTCCAGGTGTTTTACACCGTACAGGTTATCTTTAAAGTAAGAGCCTTGATGAGGAATGATCGGAAAAGAAATTACAACGTCAGTACCTGATGCTGACCATACTGATTCTTCAACCATATAAGGATTCGATTTGATAATGGCCTGAGTAATTTCAGACTCTTTATTCATTTGAATGTTTCTTATGTATTGTGAAGAATGTTCTGCATGTATACCAGAAGCGGTTCGTAGCAGAACTGATGCATTACCACTTGGCTTAACGCAAGTAGTACGAGCAGCAGGATTAATACCAATAATGGCTGCAACTTCCCTGTTGACCTTCTTAACAATGTTTGCTCCTTTTTTAAGGATCTTCGTATCGAAAAGAATATCGGGGTTATTCATCCATCCTGTAATTGAAACACCAAGCAATGCTTCGCGATCGAAGATCTTTTTAGATACAGGACTTAAAAATTTAAAGTCCGTGTATCCCGCTTGTAATGTACCAAGAATGGCACCAGCACGACATGCCTGATAGAAATCATCTTCAGTGGTACACATACCACCGTTAATTTCTGTTAGGTTACAGCCTTGCCAGCCAGACTCGCCTTCGTACTGAGGATACATACCGATCTCAACACAAGGATTTGTTGTATGTTCTTTAGAAGTCGTAAAGTAAAAACCTGGTTCACCAAATGATTTGACAGAATCCATAATCTTTGCGAACATTTCAGGTGTAGCTTCATCTCGTACAATAACAGCTGAGTTATTTGAACGACCACGCTGTGGATTATCCATAAACCAGTTACCTGTTTTTGCGTTCATCATTTCATCATCTTCTGGAGAGAAGAGGCAAATTGTTGCTGAACGACGTACACCACCAGATAAAACAGCGTCAGCTGCATGCATACAGATATCATACACTGTAATAGGACGAAGAGAAACCGGTTCCTTTGCGTCCATTACCATACCTTGTAACATGTGCTCAATCTTATCTAAAGACTTACGTAAACCTTCTGGACCAGGCGCTTTGAATCCACCAGAGATTTTAGCACCTTTTGGTCTGATCTGAGACAAATCAAAGAATACACGACGACCTTCGTAGTCTGGATATTTGCCACCGCCTACCATGTACGAAGCCATCAAAACGTCAAGTGCAGAAGCCCAACCTTCGATTGAATCTTCTACAATATAACCTTTTGCTTGTTTTGTACGTAACTGAATCTTTGGTAGTTTAGCGATATGATGTTCTTGTACAGAAAAGCCTGCACCTGCTCC